ACAACCTTCAATGCATCTTCTAGTTTTTCACGAACCCATGCTGGAGTAGATGACTTTGCAGTTTCGATACCCATCATTTTGAGTTTGGGTTCTTGCAATCTTACACCTTCGTTGTCATGTACATTGAGGATGTATCTTTTCTTTGCAGTCCAGATACCTTTATCAGCAATTACCTCTCGACCCATAACCATCTTGTTTTGATATGCATTAGTATAATCTGCAAGGTCTTCATAACATTTGTTAATCACTTCTTGCATCTTTCCATTTGCAACTTGGTCTAGGAACTCAATAGGATTCTGTGGATTAACTTTCTTGATGAGTTCATCGAATCTTACATAGATTGAATCAGTGTCAATTGCAACTACATAATCATCCTCAGTACCTAAGATGTTATTTAAGTACATGTTAACTGCCTTTTCGACCCATTTAATTGCAAGTTGACCACTACTTGTTACTGCCTCTGCAAGTGATAACTCAAAATATCTGAACCACTCATTACCAATTGCACCATAAGCTGAGTTCAAAGAAATCTTACGAACCATTTGGTTGTTGTATGCAATTGCAATCTTTCTGTTTAGTTCTTGTTTTCTTCTAGGGTCATCTGTAGTTTCAAATTCTTTTTGATGTTCAATCATTTTGTTCTTCCACAAAACTCTTTCATCATACAAGTTTTCTAGAATCTCTGGTAAGAATCCTTGTTTTCTTTTACTGAATCTTGCACCATTTGGTGTGGTTGCATAATGACTTTGAACATCAACTTCCTTGTTTAACATCTTATCTACAGACAAACTCATATCAGAAGATTCTACAGAAGTTTCTGGACTGATATTGTATTGCATAATCAAATGAGGATACAGAGAGTTCAAGTCAAATGATACTACCCACTCATGCATTCCTACTTGAGGTTCTTTGACATATGCACCCATGAACTTTTGTTTCTTGGGAGCTCCAGTTCTAGATGGTGGAACAATAATGTTTTGTTGTTTGAGTCTATTGAATATTAGAATGTCCCAGTATCTTACTTGTCTAAATGCATCAAGATAGTTACACTTTGCAGAATATGCCATTGCAAGTAAAAGACCCATCAATCCTAGTTTGTCATCTAGTTCCTCAACCAAGGTAACATCACGAACATTATATTCTAGAAACTTTTGATAGTCTCTTTTATAGAACAGATGCATTGCACCAAACTCTTCATAGTTGATTTTACCTTTACCAAGTTCTATCTGACAGATGTTTTCTAGTTTGTAACTGTCTCTTCTTTTGAATGTAAACTTTTGATAAAGTTGCAAGTAATCTACAACCTCAACACCAGTTAGTGTATATGCTTGTTGTTTCTTGTTGAAGGTATCCCACTCACGAACAGTTGTTATGTTCCATGGTGAGAGTTGGTCTGCAACACTATTACCAAACAGTTTACTGAATCGATTATAAAGATAAGTGATATCAAACTGGTCAACATTCCAACCAGTGATAATGTCTGGATAATTCTTTTTGTATTCTTCTAGGAAAGATTTAAGAAGTTGTTTTTCGTTTTGGCAATGAAAGTATTTTACATCTGGGTCATTGTGTTCCCATGGTTTAGTACCAAACACATACTTGGTAGGTTTACCAAAGAATTTAAATGTGATTGCATTAATTTCTTCTGCAGCTTCTGTTGGTTCTGGAAACCCATTCTCACACTCACACTCAATATCAAGATTCATGATACGAATATGTCTCATCATCCACTCAATATCTTGAGGGAAATGTTCTGCAATATAAGCGTAAGGATGTCTCTCTATTCCATGAATATCAAAACCCTCTACATCCTTCCACTTGTCACGAAACTGTCTTGCTTGTGCAATGGAATTAAACTTTTTGGGTTCTAGGTTTTTACCTGTGATACTTCTGAATGAAGAGTCTTTGTTTGTTGGGACATAGAATGTAGGTTTGTATTGTACTTGTTTCTGTAAATACTCACCATCCTTGAACTCACGAACAAGGATTAAGTTTCTATGTTGATAAACATTTGTATAGAAGTGCATATATCTAGTATACTACTAGTTTTAACTTTCGTCAATTGAGTTTTGGTCATTGAAATGTTTTTTCAATGTATTGATATTATCTTCTGCCTCAGAGATTTTTGATATTTGTGAATGGATTGCATCAATCACATCTGGATGTTCACCAATACCAGCAGGATTTTTCAAATATATTTCTACATTTGCTTTTGCCTCTGCAATGACTCCTAGATATTTTTGATGTAATGCTTTTACTATTGGGTCTCTCATGTTACTATTTGTGGTGTTGGTGGTGTAATTACTTGTCCAGTGATTGACTCGTATTGATTACGAAGTTTTGTCTCTGGTTCTGCTGTGAACACAATGTTCTTATGATTGACAATGATTGTATCTTTGTCTGCCATAGAACCATAAGGTACTAATTGAATATTAAATCCTTTTTCAGTTTGACTCATTAAAATCCCTAAAGGATGTTTTAAAGTAACTGTAGATTCACCATCATCAATATATTCTGTTACAAGTTCTTCACCAGTAACTAGTTTCAAATATTTTATATTCATACTTCCTCTAACATTACCATTAATCGTTCAGCACGATTGGTAACTTGGTTATACCATCTAGAATCTCTTCCTTCCACTGCAGCTTGTTTCCAATCATTTCTTTCGATTGCAGCTTTGAAGTTTTTAAATTTAGATAGTCTTGTCATACCCATGTTAAAGGTCATGTTAACTAACACTCTTTGTACCTCGTCTGGATAAGATTCTAAATCTGGATAAAGTTTTCCACACTCCTCTACATGTTCTGCATAGTCATGTTCCCATACTTCATCCACTCTTTCTTGGGAAACTGGTGTTCCCACTGGTTGACCATTTTCTGGGTCACCCTCTTTTACTAGGTGTCCAATACCAAAGGTAGGATACCCAAGGTGGTCTTTGTAGATTTCATAGACGACACCTTCGTCTCTGATAATTTCTTCTTTAAGTTTTGTCGGATTCTTGATGTTCATCTTTGAGTAACTCCACGGCTTTTTCACCTTGTTCTTCAAGCAGTTCAATAAGTATATCACCCATGATTTGATTAAACTCTTTATCATCTGATATAGTGTCTTTCATTGAGTCTGGACATTTCCGAACTGCTCGAGTAAAATTAATTGTTGGTGGTTCACCTTCGTTTACTTCTTCGAATTGAACTTCACCATAGGTATATATGACTCCTTCATATTTACCCTCAGTAATTTCTATACCATTCTCACCATCTTTTGCATTGACGACAAGTTTGTATTTTGGTGTAGACATTACTGTGCTTTATAAACTTGGTTTACGATTTTAGATTTAACTTCTCTTGCATTAACCTTAACACCAAGTTCCTTACCTTTTTCTACAAGTTGTGCCTTTGTAAGTGCAGTCAATCTTGCTTTAGAAAGTTTGGTAACTGTAGGTTCTTGTACTGGTTCTGCTTGACCGACAAGTTCATCTGCTTGGTTAGAAACTGTACTGTATACTAAGTATCCAAGTGCAGCTAAAATGACTATTCCAATCACATATTCCATAATTATTCCTCGTTATCTGATTCTTCTGAATCGTTGGTTACAAAATTCAAACCAAAGAAATCTTTTACTTCTTCTAAAAACACCTCTGGTTTGCTCTTCTCATATGGGTCAGTCTGACAATTGTCAGATAGATTTGGTTCAATACTTAATAGTTCGACTGTTCCATCGACTACTAACATTGCATATCTCCAAGACCTTAACCCAAAACCTAGATTTTCTTTTTTAACAAGAAGACCTAGTTGTCTTGCAAGGTCACCATTACCATCTGGTAAAGGTTTCACTTTTTCAATACCTTGTTGTTCGAACCATGCATTCATGACGAATGTATCGTTTACAGATGTACAGTAAACTTCATCAACACCAGCATCTTTGAACTGGTCATACATTTCTTCGAAGGTAGGTAGTTGGAAGGTTGAACATGTTGGTGTGAATGCTCCAGGCAAACCAAACACCACAATGGTTTTATCTTCCATTAAATTATCTAAATGGACATCAACCCAGTCTCCATCAACTCTTTGTTGGAATTTAACACTGTGAAGGTCATTCATATTTCCTTTGTTTAACATAATAAAATACCTTTATAATTTTTAATAACTATATTTAGTATACCACGAGACTGGGTTGTGTCAACCTTTTATTTACTATTAAATCCCCATCCATGTTCTGTTAGGAACTCTTTAGGTAATTTCTTACTCCCAATAGAAATCTTTCTAGGTTTCTTTTCGTCTGGAATAATTTTAGTAATAGGAATTC